GCCGTAGCCGTTCCGGTCGCGTTGTAGGCTTGGCTTTGCACTTCGTACTTATAGACGAACGCATCCTCAGAACGCTCCCAATTCAATGTCACTCGGTTGTGTAGTTGTGGCATTGCTCAGTTCCTACGCATTGAAATAGAGCGTTTCGGTGAAGGTCAGATTGGTCGGCGCAACGACAAAACTGGGATCAGGCAGGTTTGTGTTTGGCGCAGTATCCACGACCGAGATCGTCCCGAAATCATAAACCGAATCGGCATATTCCAGCAGGTTGATCGCGACCTCATCGGTATTCTTGAGCGAAATCGCCATCACACGGAATTTCTTTTGCGTCCAGCCAGGAGTCGAATGAGTAACATAAACCACATCCCCGACCTCGCAGCGAGTCCCTTCGATGGTCGCGGAAAACTGAACCATGATCTGCTGACGAGATTGGTTGAGCGCAATCGTGGCAATCTGAGCCGCCGTTGCTGCATCGGAGGTGAACGGTAGCTGGATCTCGCGTTCTAGCAGTAGATTTGAGTCCTGCGAGCGCAGGGTAGTCGAATCAATGACGGATATATCGCCCTGCCAATTTCGCTCTGGATTGAAGAATTCAGCGCGGATTCGATTATAGGTATTTTGCTTTGACCCCATCGAAATCTGCCAAGACCCGATGATGTTGTCCTCATCGAAAGTGAAGGAGGCAGTTTCTACTTTGTCCAGAATCAGCTTGTACTTGCCGCCGCTGAATACAAGGAATCCACGGCAGGAGGTGAGCAATTCGCGGACGATCTCAAGGCTGGTGCGGCTGGTATCGACCACGCCATTGCAGGTATAGCGTTTGGCCGATGTTCCGCCTTTCGTTACTAATTCATCGCAGTAGTTTGCCGCAGCGATAAAGGTATCGTCATCAATCATGGATTCTGGGATCGAGCGACCATAGCGAGTGTTCGTCAAATAGTCGCGGATACAAAGAGCCGGATTGTCAGACCATGCGGTAGAGGTGTCGCGCGGATCATAGACTTTCACGCCCTTAACGAGCGAAGTAATGATTGGCAAGCCAGATTCAAAAACATCCTGATCGTATTTCAGGCGAGCATAAATATATGCCGTGCCGCGCAATCTGTGGGCAGTTGTCCATTGACTGACTGCTGATACCAGTTCTTCATCGGCAGGCTGATCGTCTGCTCCGGTATGAATCCAGCATTGTGCGAACTCACCGCCAAGCGTATCGGCATAGGCATTCGTACCTTCGCGCATGGTCAGGGTGAAATCGAAATATCCCTCGCCGCCATTCGGTTCGTAAATCTTGACAATGGCCTCATAGTTGTTGCTGCTAGATGGCTGCTGGACGATTGAAACAGTCGATCCGCCACGCTTGCTTGCGACAGATAGTGTCGCGTCATGTAGCTTTGCGCCGGAGATTGAAGCCGTATCAAATGGGGTCAGGTCAATCGTTGCGCTCAGATCGCCGTGCCAGCCTTCGGATTCGTACCCGCTTGGGCTTTCGTCATAAGTGATTCCAGCCGCTGCTGCGCCAGATTCCAGCGTTCCGCTCGTACCAGAGCCGGAATAAGTCGGGCCACCTGATTCAGCGCAGCCGACTTTGATGTACAGAATATGATCTACATTGCCACGGAAGCGCATGACCTGTTTGGTCTGCTCGACTACCGTCATCGGAGAGGTGGCGGCTTCCCCGGCGTATTTTGAATCGGTGATCTCTACATCATTGAGATATACCTGTTGAACGGTGTCAATCTCGCCTTCTGACAGGACTAGAACCTGATGCAGGTATTTGTTGTCGGTTCCGCTGGATTCCATGAATACGCGGGTTCCACCGATTTTGCGGGTTCCGTAAATGACAGGAATCGCAGCAACTGGCGAGGCTTCGTTTGTGAGTAATCCCTGCGCCTTGTCATCCAGTCCCGGCATCGAAGGTGCATCCGGCGTAAGACCGAGAACCTCATTTGCCGCATAGCTAATCGCCATTGAAACGCCGACAGCAACGGCGGTGAAGGCGAAAGTACCAGCCGCAAGGCCAATGCCAGTAGCTACGGCAGCACCCGCCGCAGATGCGCCTACAGCAACGGCTACCGCGACCATCGAAGCACCTCGTCTATTCCCTGAAGGTTTTGCTGGTCAACAAGAATCACGCCATCATCATCCGTCACGATTGCTATTTTCCGGCCAAGAAAAATGCCAACAGAATGCCATCTTTTTTCGTGAGCCAGTCTGCGTGACATGATAATAAAATCACCAGTTCTCATATAGGCCAAATCGACATTCACGCAGCCTTCTGCCCGAAGATGATCGGCAATCGAGCCATTCTGCCGCATATATTTCCATGCGGATTTGTTGTCATTCCAAAGGCCAGTCATGCGCTTTCTGCGATCCCCTCCAAACATAGCATCGAGCGCACCGGCAGCGAATAAAGGGCAATCATTTTTGCCAAAGCAAAAAGGCTCACCGATAAGCGAGCCGACATACTGGTGAAGTGCGATTTCTTGAGTCGTGTTCATGTGCGGCCCCAGAGAATTTCTTTCGTAATCTCAGAAGCAAACTCAAAGCCCATGTCTCCAGAAAACCAGATTTGTTGTTCTTCGTGATTGGTCTTGCGTCCGGGCCGGCGTTCAAAATCGACCCAAGCATTTGTACAGGTAACGGAAACAACCGATGTTCCAGCATCTGGATCTTCTGAAATAGACGGACTGTCCATCCGACCATCGAAAATCAGAATCGGATCAGAAATCAATGCCTCTGTATTTACATTCAGGAATGCTTTGTAAATCTTGATCTGTCGATCAATGTAGGCTTCGGATAAGAATTTGCTGATGTATATCTGATCCACGCCAGACAATGAGATTGAAAGGCTGCTGACCACCAATTCGCTGGTTTCTTCTATATCACCAAAGCCTAATAGATGGCCGAGCGATACATAATCATTGCCATCGTAAGTGACATTTTTATAGCCATCACAGACATAGACCACGCCGCTATCGAAATGTAGCGATAGCAAATGAATCGGGAAGTTCTGATCGTTTCCTAATTCCGTGATGACAGAAGCCGATGCGCCGCGATCCATTACACGACCTCAATTAGGCTCATGCTAAATTCAAAAATGTTAGGTGCGCCAGCTTCATATTCTGCAATGTCGTCAGCAAAACGGACGGTAAATGGCACATTGCCGGTTGTGACTGATTCGTTGTCGCTCAAATCTGCCTTGAGTGGCGGCTCGATGGTTAGGGTACAGTTGCCTGACCCATCCGAAGTCGCATCTTCAACTACCATATAAACCTTGTTATGGCCGCTGAACTTGATGTAATCCCCTGCTTTTAGTGCGGTAATTGAGTTCGACCAACCATCGGTCACGATTGTGGTATCGCCAGCCGTATGCGCTCCATTCACTAGCGGAGTTCCGGTAGCGGTTCCCTGTGGGCTGGAAACGGTCGGCGGATAGTAGGTAAAAGTGTCGAATTGGCCGCGCTGTTTCACGGCAAACGCATAAATCGGGGCAAACTCGCTGCGAGTCATTGGCGGAAAATCAATTTCCAGAAGCCAGCGATGTCCCCCACGGCGGCGGCGTTGTTCTTTCAGAGAGTGCGATATAGATACAAAGGTCGGTGATACCGATTTGACCTTGATCGAAGCCGCTTGTGGGCTGGTTGGGAAACTTCCGCTCATCCGTTCGGCCCTCTTTCTCCGCGGCGGTTATAGGCTTGCTGAATCATACCGACAATGGCCGGCTTATTGGTCATCAAAAACTGCACGCCGGTCTGGGTGTCAATCGCATTGATATTGAAATTGACTACAGTAGGTGCTGAAACGCTGCCAGAGCCGTTGTGGTCGATTACAGTTTCATTCGGGTGGAGAATAGCAGGGAAGCCTCCGCGACCGTCTATGCCGCCTGTGCGCGCTCCTGAGCCGGTATATCCCCCGCCAGCGAAACTAGACCATGTTGCCAGAGCGGTGGTCTGCTCAGAAAACGGCGTTGTTCCGTAAGTTGCCGCAGTTGCAAATTGACTGCCCAGATTTCCAACAAATCCACCCAAAAAGCCTCCGGGTCCAGTCATCCCCATTAGGCTTTGACGAATCTGAATCCGAATCAAGTCGGAAATGATGGATCGGGCCATGTCCTTGAAATTCAGCTTCCCGGTCATGGTGAATTCGACCAGAGCATCTTCCATCGTTTTGAAAGCGCGGGTGGTGACGGATGCAATTTCATCGCTCACAGACTTAATGCTGGATCGGTAGTCCTCCATCCCCTTAGAAACGCCGCCGATGATTTCGTTAGTAGTTTCCCATGACTTTTCTTTGACCTGATCCATGTCATCTTCAAATTGCGGAACATCTACCGCAATGACAAGTTCAGGCAATTCAATAAAGTCTGCTGGAACTGGCGCAAAATCTCCAAATGTTCCGGGCGTTGTTATATCTTCGGCAAGCATTCCCAATCTTTGGCTTTCTTGAATAGCTAAACCAAGAAGGGTAGTCAGGCCAACAATCGCTTTGACTGCCGGTCCGCCCGGAGTCCACATCGCAGCAAATAGAGCAATAAGTTCCTTGTTGTGTGATTTTGCAAACCTAAAAAGTTCAAGCATCCCGCTTGTAATATCTTCAACGGCTTTTTTTGTATCAGGATCTTTGAATGTTTCTGTCAATTCTTTGACAATTTCTGTCATTTCCTCAAAAACGCCAGCATCAGCAATCGCTAATTTCAGCTCAAACCAAGCATCTTCCATCATGGAAACTTGGCCCACATATGTGTTGGCGAGATCCTTTGTCGCGCCCTTCATTGTGGTATTGCCATCCGTCCACAGGCTTACAAGTCGCTGACGGGTCTGTTCGGCAGAATAGGTAACGCCTGCTTCAAAACCGAGCATCGCGGATACGCCGCGCTCACGGAACAATTCGGCAGATGCAATACCGCCAGACATTGCGCGCTGAATTTGCATAGCCGTTTCTTGGAAAGAAAGGCCAGAAACCGCGGCAATATCGCCGGTGATCTCAAGAAGCTGGTTTAGATCCTCAACCCCATCGCCAACGGTTAGCAATGAAGCAGATGCTTGCTGGATTTCTTCGAGAGCAAACGGAACCCTACTCGCATAGGTCCGCATTTGATTGAACGCTTTATTCGCGCTCTCAGTAGAGCCGGTCATGAATTTGAGTCGTACCCGCAGGCTTTCTACCTGCGAAGCAGACTCAATAACAGACTTTCCTAATACAACGCCGCCCGCAGCAAGGGCAGCCATAGCAATTTTGGCTTGTCGTGCCGCAGCAGAAAGATCAGCCATGCCCCTTTTAGCGGAGGCCATCGCTTTTTGGGTTTCATCCCTTGCGATGATTCTGATTTTTATTTCTTCTGGCGTCATTTTTAGCCTTCTTGCCAAAGTATGCGATCCACCCGTTGTATTCCTCGATCGTCATTTCTTCGATCTCGGAAACCGTCTTATGCAGCACCTCCGCTAGAGCATAGACGGAATACAGCTCAGGATCGCTGTCTAGTTTCCCTCAAATTCCTCCACGGTTTTTGAGGTAGTCATAGCATTAGCAATCCGAGTGATGATTTTTGGATCGACCGAGTTCATCAAAGTGATTCGGTCGGCAATGTCAAAAATCGGATTACCTGCTTGGTCTAACGCCTTCATAATCACAAGGCGCACCAGAAATTCCATATCGTCATCTTTGGCA